GTTCGACTTTTTGAAACGCAAAGAAACCAAGACCGAAACCGTTGAAGCTCCCAAAGTTGAGTTTTCTGATCTCTCAGAACTAAACAAATCTGATTATTTCAAAGATCATGTTGAAGATGTTTTAAAGAAGCAGTTCGACTACACTCAGTTTGAGCTAACGAGGGACGATCAATCTAACTACTTTGGTGTTGAATTTGATATCCAGACAACTAGTGCCAGGCTTAAAGGGATGTACTGCAGAGAACCTTGGGTCTTTGCAACGGCTGATAGGATTGCAAGAAATGCTTCCACAGTCCCACTAAAGATTGTCGATATTGAGACAGAGGATTTTCTGGAATCCCATCCTGCTAATAAACTGATCAACGGCAATAGCTCCTTCCAGGATTCTATTACTAAGAATTGGGTAGAGTATCTGGATCTGGTTCTTACAGGAAACAGCTTTGACATCCTTGACGAGACACTGAACTACAACATAGCCATGCCTTCGGAGCTTATAACGCTAAAGGCAAAGAGCCAGGCATCCTTTCAAGAAGTCATGGAATCAGGCCCAATCGACTATGCTCAGATTTATGGGTACGGTCTTGACAACGTGGCTCTTAAGGTTCCCTTTCAACGAGTAATCCATTTCAAGATGCCGAACCCATACAATCCGTTTTATGGGATGTCTCCTTTCTCGGCAGCTTCAAGGACGATTCTACTTGATCGCTACAAAAACGAATTTGAGATGGCCTTCTATCATCGAGGAGCTACCCATTCAGGCGTGATCGAGAATGAGCAGGAGCTTACAAGAGAGAAGATGAAAAGGCTTATCGCCAGTTTTGAAAACCTTTACACAGGAAAGCGAAACTGGTGGAGACCTATGTGGCTACCGAAAGGTGCCAAGTGGAAGCAAAGCTCCTTAACCATGTCTGAAATGCAGCATCTTGAAGGTCTAAGAGAAAATAGGCTTACGCTTCTTGCAATTCTCGGTGTTCCACCAAGTCAGGTTGGGATTGTTCAGGATGTTAATCGTTCGACTTCTGAGGAACAAACAAAGATCTTTTGGCAAAACACTATAATCCCACTCGTTCAGTTTAAATGTTCTGGCTATAATAACTCTCATCTATTTAAAAACTTCTTTGGTGGATCAGTTAAAGTAGTTCCTGACTTTGCAGGGATACAGGCGATTGAGGGATCTCTTGCATCAAAAGGCGAGACTGCCAAGCTTCTTGAAAACGTCTACACGATCAACGAGCTAAGAACTAAAGTCCTTGGTGATGATCCGCTTCCTGCTGGGGATCCAAGAGGAGACATGTTCGTTAAAGAGATCCAGCCAAATATCTTTGGGACAAGTATTTCTTTACCCACTTCTCATATTGAAGAAGAAGAAGAAGAAGATCAAACAATAGCTGCTGATCAGGTTGAGGATAATCTTGAAGATATTTCTGGTGGGATGAACGAAGAAAAATCAATAGCAAAAGCATCGATCCTTCAGATTGAACAATCGCTGGCTTCCAAGTTTTTTGGTTACGTCAGGGACTATGAAGTTATGATATGGAGCCAAACGCTTTCAGCATTGGAAGATGAAAGAAGCGTATCTGCATATCTTGCCATAAAGAAGGCCGAGAGACTTGACGAGTTTATTTTAAAGGGTCTACCCATCCTGCTTGATGCACTTGATCGAGGCTTTACGATGAGCCTATTGTCAACCAAAAGAATCCAGCGTTACCGAACTAAAGTAAAAGTAACAAGAGAATTTACTCCTCAAGATGAGCAAGCTATCGAAGTTATCAAAGAAAGGACAAGGGACGGAAAACGTAAGACCCTTATTGATCGTGGGATTCAGAATTTCTACGGATGGGATGAAACCTATTCTGAGCATGTAATGGCCAAGGTTCAAAAAGACCGAGAAGACGGTAAGACAATGGCCGAGACAGCACAAGATATTAAAGCTGAGATGGATAAGAGAAAAGGCGAGACCTACAGGGATCAGGCCTTTACGATAGCAAGGACAGAAACTCTTGTTGCTGTAAGCGAAGGCATCAAATGGTCAACCGATGTTCTTAAGCAGGTCTTTACAGAAGTCAACAAGGTTTGGCTCCACGTTGGCGATGAAAATATAAACCCAGATGCAAGACAGGAACACGCTTCTTTTGAAGATATTGGGGACGTTCCTTCTGATTACATTTACGAGAACCCAGAGACAGGAGCCAGGTTAAGTTATCCGAGAGATCCTGCTGGCGGTGCTGGTGATGTGATTAATTGTCGATGTTCGATGAGTAACGTTATCCCATCGACAGCATATTCAAGAGCCAAATCAATTTTAAAATAAGGAACTAAACGATGGCTGTTAAATTAACAGGCAAAAAAGAGGATGTTGAGAAGTATCGTCAGATGCTTACATCCCGTGGCATAAACAGTAAATCAAATCATGATATGTATGTTTCAAAACCAGAGGACTACTCTGTCCTTATGGGAGAGATTAAACAGTGTTCATTCAACAAGGACTTTTCAGTTTCCACAAAAGGAAAAGTAGATCCTGATGCAAAGCTCTATATCCGAGGGATAGCTAACGCCAGGATCGTTGATCGAATGGATGAGATAGTAGAACCTGCTGGCGGTGATTTTGTCGCTTTCATGAAGTCGTCAATCCTGCTTGCTGATCATATGTATTGGTGCCAATCGGCTATTGGACAAGTGATAGCTTTATCACCAGAGCATGACGGTCTGCATTTTGAAGCATGGGTTGGCGATCCTATGAGTGGGCCTTTAACGGAAAAGCAAAAAGAAGTGAGAACGCTTGTTGCTCAAGGTATTCTCAAAACGGTATCCATTGGGTTCATACCTTTGGAAGTTAAAGCTCCGACATGGGATGCTGAAGGTCGACTTGTATCGCCAGCAGTAGTTCTCAGATGGGAAATGTTGGAGTTGTCAATTGTGCCTGTTCCTTGCAATTCTGATTCTACTTTTGAGATGAGACAATATTATAAGAAGCAAATGTCAAACGAAACAATTCCTGAAAATGAAAATTCTTTGACCAAAAACCTAAATAAAATTGAGAATAGTACGAAAGAAGAATCAACAACGGTTCAAACTTTAATTTTTGATAGAGAAAAATTCACGGTAGCCGAGGCTAAAAAGTGGGCATCAGACCACGACTATAGAAACGACATGGTGGATGAAACTGCTGAATCAATAAGGCTAAGACAGCGAGATCCAGCAGACTTTATTGATGGAAGTTTTCGAACTATAGAATTAACTGACGGTGTAAAAGCTGTCATTGGCAGGTTAAAGGATGACCTTGAAATGGAAAAAAAGCTTGATGAATTAATCGCAGGAATGACAACTTTATCTTCTTCTTTGACAACTCTTGTTGCCAATACTGAAAAACAGATTGAGCTTACAAACAGTGTACTTGGTTTTGTAAACAAAGAAGCAAAGCCAGAGGACAAGCCAGAGGACAAACCAGAAGATAAACCAGAAGAAAAGACTGAAGACCCATCTGCTCCTTCTCTTGAAGATCAGATCAAAGGACTGACACAAGATATTTCCGACATCAAAGAAGTAATAAAACATCTTATCGATAAACTTTAATATTTAGTAAAGGAACGAAATCATGAGTGACAATTTAATGGATATTTTCAACACCAAAACTGCTCCAAACGTAGTTGGAAAACCAGTTTTCAAAAACTTCATTGAAAAATGTAAGTTTCTAGGAGCCGACAGACCAGAGTTGATCATTGGTAAGATGATTGACGATGCTGATCTTAATGCTTCTTCTATTCCTTTGAATTTCGGTTCAAGGAAATCCACAGGCCTTTTGGCTGACGAGGAAAGAATAGCTCTTTTTGCTCTTAAAAAAGCAATAAGCAATGTTCAGATTCAGGCACAGTTTAAAGCCAAGACACAGTATCCTTCAAAAGCAGTTATGGAATCCGTTCCAGAATATAAGAGAGAGCTTCTTCCTCTTTTAAAAGCTTTTGATATCACAACATGGGCTGAATTTATCGATCAGCTTCAAGCTAGATTTTACTTTGAAGAATATGAATTGCCATTTTTGCTTGCTGACAAGTTTGATTCAATGCCGATGGCATCTTCTCTTTTGAGGGTTCCTGGAGCTTTGGGTAGATTGTTTGGTCGTCTTGAAACTGACGATGCAACATTTACTGCACAATCAAATACTCCTTCGAGCTATTTGGTAGAAGCTAAAAACAACGTGGTTCATACTCAGATCACTAACGATCTTTTGGATGATTCCGCTCCTGCTATTATCGACAAACTGAGAAAAGAAGTTGTCGCTGGTATCATGAGATCCTATGAAAGAACGATCCTTGACGGTGACGCAACTGCTGCTCCTGGTGTTCATCAGGATGCTGATGTTGTTGCTGGTACTGATTTCAGAAAAGCTTTTAAAGGCCTAAGAAAAGCTGCTCTTGATAACGTGGCAAATGGATCTGTTTATGATCATTTGAACGACACACCATCAAAAGCTCTTTGGTCTGAAGTTTTAAAGAAGATGGGTAAATATGGTTCTGATAAGAGAGACCTTCTCTACATTATCGGTTCCTCAATTTCCCATGATCTTGTAAGTGGTGCTATCCCAGAACTGTTTACAGCATTTGCTTTTGGTAGCGTTGCAAGTAACGTAACTGGTGCGGTTCCACCTGTATTTGGAATCGAAAACGTTGAGAGCGAATGGGTTAGAGAAGACCTTGCTGCGACTGGCGTACATACTGCGGTTCCTGCTGACGACACAAGAACATATCTTCTTTGCGTTAAAAAGTCTCGTTGTTCGAACTGGATAAGGCAGGCAACAAGAGTATGGGCAGCTCCTTCGCTTCCATCAAGCGACCAGATGCTTATGAGTGGAAAAGCAAGACATGCATTTGCTTTTGTTCCTCAAACTGCTTCTGAAAAGAGTGTAACAATAGGTATCAATGTGAAGATATCGTAATCTTCAAAACATCTCTCTTATGTAGCCTATAGCCTTCTTACCTTGGGCTATAGGCTTTTTAGTTAGAGGTTAAAACAGTATGAATGCAGCTACATTTGAAATATTAAAGGACATGTTTATCCCGATCCCATATGCAATTTGGGTCAATAAGGGAGACAGAATTATCATTAAAAAATCTCTGGTCGATACTTTTAAAGGTTGGACAAATCAGGATGCTATTCAAAAAGATGAATGTATTTGTGATTCAAAACTTCCATTCATTTTAATAAAAGCAAAAACAATTTGTGAAAATACAAAACGAGAGACTTTCCTGGAAGAAAGTCCTGTCGATGAGTTTCCTTCTACGGTTTCAAATCGATCGAT